GTCTTACCTCTCAATTAAATGGTGCAGGTACCGTTAAACTAAAAATAGATTATGATCGTAATCTATTTAAGTAAAGAAAAAGTTAAGACGGATTTACTCGATACGGAGTGAAAACATAAATCTCTGTGAGAGTATAAGGGGCGTAAGTGTAAGCCTGTGGGAATCCAGCTCATAAATGAGCTTTGTCCGGTCCTCGCTCGAAGCAGACCTTCATCCCATTCAGATTGTCCGCTCTGTGCCAAGAGCGGAATCTGGGACGCCAGAGGTAGCAACGTTTCTTATCAAAGGTGTTGATCACCACAAAAATGACGGTATCCCTGTGATAGCGGATTTCGTCCTTTGTGGAGAAAAGATCAATCTAAACATGAGCATGGGTTAGCGAAAAGTGGCATTAAACGCTTGAACATTTCACCTAACAAGTATACTGTTTATTTATACAGTACTTGCGTGAGGAGCTAGTTATGAAAGTGGAAATCACAATTGATCGCCAAAAAATATTGCCGGATGGCGCTGTGCCTGCTCTGGAGAAGGAGCTACTGCGGCGATTGGATCAAAACTTTAATAACTGCAGTCTTGTGATTCGTCGGGCCAGCTCTGATGGGTTAACCGTGCTTCGTGGAATGGACGGAGTTAAAAAACGTGTAGAGGAAATCCTGCAGGACACCTGGGGAAGCGCTGATGACTGGTTCTGTTAAGTTGAGGTCCAGTAGCTTGCCTGGTTTATTTTGAGGATTTTGCTGTGAGTAAAAAACAAGAAATGCCGAACACCGGCTATGCAATTATCAGATGCGACGATGGGGTGATCGTTGCTCGTCTGACATCCTTTCCTGTGTGTGAGCGCGCTTTGATGTACCGGCGCGGCGACACTGTTTCGTTTATGCCTCTGCAGCCGGATGAGATCGTGGGGACTCTCTCTCTTTTTTCACAGATGATTGAAAAGGCTAGGTCTGGAGTTGGTTACCAGGTTCCCCCGGGTTCTGTTACACTCCCGTCATAGGCCTGAACAACCTATACCTGCTGCGTCACGGAGAGAAACCATGACGCAAACCCACGAAGTATCAAAATCCCATCAGACTGGTGCTCCTTCATCGAGCGCCGGTTTGATTTCGTCTTCAAAACTAACTTTTCGACAGCAGGAAGTTTTTGACCTGCTGGTGGCCTACATCAATCAGCATGGCTACCCACCTACGCTATCTGAACTGGCCGATATGCTCGGCGTTAGCTCGTCTAATGCTGTCCTGTTGCATCTGCGTGCGTTAGAGAGAAAAAATTTTATAAAACTCTCTCGCCGTGTCTCCAGAGGAATTTCCATCGTCGGGCGAAAGGAGCCGGTGTTCGCCGTGCAGCTGCTGCAGGAAATTATCGCTGAAGAACCCGGTGCGCGTGAAAGAGCGATTGAGTTTTTGCGACTGTTCGGTGATCAGCCATGAAGAAAAGTTGGTTTTTACACGAGCAACTTTCAGAGGCTGAGGCTACAGAGCTGGTGGAGCGATACCGTAAAAATAACTGTGTGGTTGAGAAGAGCTTATCCAGAGACTTTGCATCGTGGGAGATCCGCGTGCTGTTGCCGGAATCGAAGAAGCCGCCACGGATTGACAGGACCTACATACAGAAGATGTGGAGGGACTGATGCGAGCTTTGCTTAACGTGGATATTGCACGCCATCTTGGAATTGTGCTGCTTAAGCCAGGTAGTGAATTAATGCCGTTATTCGGTGCCGGCCGAGTTCTTGTTGAAATACCGCCGGCAAGCATGAAAAAGATACCCAGTGGACGTCTTCCTGATGCCCAGCAGCCGTTGCGGGATGATATGGAGATCAGACCTTTTTTCATGAAGAAGGCAGTTATCACTGCAGCAGGTGGGGTTAGTGCCCTCGAGTCATGGTTGCGTAGGCAGGTTAAAAACTGTCAGTGGACACATTCCGATTACCATCACCATGAGCTTGTCCCATTTCGCCATTCGACGGGTGTAATAATCGCATGCTGGCACTGTGATAATGAGCTGAAAAACCAAACAGAACAAATCCTCGATCAACTGGCAGGTGTTAATAACGCTGACTGGATAATCGACACTGTCCGCATCGCGCTTGGGCTGGACGCTCAGCGATCACTGTCACTGGCGGAGCTATGCTGGTGGGCGGTAGGCGCCGGGATTGGCGATGAAATTACAGAAGAAATGGCGCGCCGATCCCTGCGTATTAAAGACGATGGGATTAAATCGGTTTACAGGGAGAGTGAGATTGTTCCGTCGGTACCGGCCACCAGCATTCTTTCTCCCCGTCTCGAAAAAGCAATCAGGCCAACGGCAAAAACAACGCCGGGCAAACCTCTGGTTCCTGTGAACGTCGATCCTGTTGCACCGGCGACACTATTCGCAAGACCTAAGCGGAGCCGATGGTTATCAGCTGACTTTATCTCATGGGTTAAAAAACAGCCTTGTATGTGCTGCGGGCAGCCTGCAGATGATGCACACCATCTTATTGGCTGGGGGCAGGGCGGCGTAGGCACCAAGGCCCACGATATTTTTACGATCCCATTATGCCGCAAGCACCACCGCGCTTTGCACCATGACCCTGTCGCTTTTGAGAGCGAACACGGCGCCCAGCCGGTATTGATTATTAAATTGCTGGACCGGGCATACGCGCTCGGCGTTCTATCCTGAGGAGCTTTAAAAATGAAAGATATGTACGAAATCATGGACCGTTGGGGGGCTTGGGCGGCATCCGACAATAGTGGTGTTGACTGGCAATCAATTGCTGCTGGTTTTAAAGGTTTGTTGCCTCATGGAAAGAAGACTCGTCTTCAATGTGATGATGATGAAGGAATAATGATCGATGGATGTGTAGCAAGATTGCGGAAATATAAACAGGAAGAGTATGAGTTAATTATATCTCATTTTGTTATCGGTATCTCATTGCGAGGCATCGCTAAGAAGCGCAAATGTTCGGATGGGACTATAAGAAAGAATATGGAAACAGCGTTAGGGTTTATTGCTGGAGTGCTAGCTATATTGAATGATTAAAAACCATTGGAGGTTACCCCTCCAATGGTTAGTTGTCATAACGCGCAACATCTTCATGAAATCTACAGAAATGAATCGAAAGCTTGAAAAGTAGGATATAAAAACCAACTTGGCTTAATGTCAGAATCTTATTCGAACTCTCGAGAGATTGACGTAATTCTTCTGTTGATACTTGATACACATCATCTAAAAATATAATGCTTTCAGGAATGGTGTCACAACTTGGTAAATAAACAATGTTTGTTACCAGTTGTTTTTTCATAGCATCTAATTTGGTGTCAATTTTGTCTTGTGGAATGCCTGCTTTTTGAAGTCTCTCAACTAGGGTGGCTAAATTAACTAAGGGCGCAAAAACTGCGCGCATAGGGAAATCACGCTTGTTATTAGTGTCAATATCACAACTGTTACTTAAAATTATCCCTTTTGCTTCTTTGCTTCCTCTAGGGCCATAAATAGTTAATCCTTTAAAAACATCGCCTTGCAAAGCTGATGCTTTTAAATCAACAGGATAATTTGACAAATAGTAGTTTATACCCTCCGGAAAGTCTGCTAATGCTTTAACAAGACCTTCTTTTTGTGGTTGGGTCAAATAATAGGGTATCTGATCTTTGAATTTATCAACATCATTAAAAAAATTCGTGCTCATCGATTAGTCCACATAAATATCCCATAAGGAACCGGCAATCACTGATTCAATTTCATTGCCTAATGTGATTTGGTTGGAGAGCATGGTGCCATAGAAATTTGAAACGACTGAGGCGAATTTAGCATCATTAAAGGTGCTTTCATCACTTTTATACAGTGAGATCGTTGGCGTAGTTGATGGCATGAGTTGCTTATATGAAGACAAATTTTGTGAGCCAGATATTGACGTACGCTGAATTGGACCAGAAAGAAGATTATCTTTAGCTTCGCTGGGGATCGAAGCAATGTAAATCCCACACATAAGATAACTTAAAAATTGAGCGTGAGATTTATAACTAGTCGTATTACTGTAAATATTAGACATAATTTACTCCTAGTATACTGGTTCTAATTCTTCTAATGTACTTTCTCTAATGCAACTGAAAAATGTTATTTTATTGCATTCGTGAATCTGATCAAGAGCACTTTGTCGATCGCTATTAAAAGATATTAGCTCGGATTCATCTTGTATTCTCTTGATTGTATCGATATCCAATATTAAACCATTGCGATTATATGTCTCATTGTTTGCTAATACCAATGCATGACTTACAACTTGTATAATAACATCAAAACTCTGATGAGGTTTATCTAAACGAAGAGTTAATGGATAAGATGACATTGATTCCCCAGCCATAACCACATCAATGTTGAGCTTTGGAAATAGATTGTCATTATCTTTTGCTTCAAAGAAATCGACATATTTGATGGAGTATCTACTAATGTTGTTATTAAGGTGTAGCTTATCCAGTTCCACTAAAACCTTTAGAATCATTGACTTAAAATGTGTCCAGCCCTTGTAAGCACCAGAGGTTGATATAACGATGCCATGATCACTGAGACCAATGAAATAATCTTCAACTTCTAAGCGTGAAACAAGTGCATAATGTAACTGCTCATCATCTTCCCTTACGTTTTTTGGGATTTGGCTAGGTGGCAAACTAATTACTGGTTTCTTGCAACCTAATGCGTGAAAAAGAAAGCCCGGAACTATTTCAGAAACTTGGGTATCTTTTGGGTAACGTAACTCGAAAGCAGCCTCGATCACAGGTTGCTTCTTCAACGATGTCGGAATGCGCATTTAGAATCCATTGGTTAAATTTTGAGCTGAAAATTTGCTTTGGGCATAGCTACCGCACGAGTCTTGGAGTAAGACTCTAGAAGGAGGAATTAGCGAGCACATCATTTCACGCTAATTTACGATGCCGATAAGTATAAGGTTAACACTTTACCCCTTCCAACTTAATTTACTCACGCGTACGCAAAAACTATCGTAATCTGTTAAGAGTGATTACTTTGACACATAGCTTAACCATAAGAACCTCGCCAGACGGCGGGGTTTTTGCTTTTTAGGCCTAGGTAAATCCTTCAAGTCACGCTTCTCGGTTGAGCCTGAGGCCTGTTTTTTTATCATTTTTAGCACCCCGTTAACCCGGAGGTGGAGTATGTATCGCATGGACAAACTAACAACCGGCATTGCCTATGGCGCATCAGCTGGAAACGCCGGGTTCTGGATGCTTCAGGTGCTAGATAAAGTCAGTCCATCACAATGGGCAGCCATTGGCGTGCTTGGCAGCCTTCTTTTTGGTCTGCTTACGTACCTGACGAATCTGTATTTCAAAATTAAAGATGACCGGCGCAAAGCGGCACGGAGTGGTGATGGGAAACAGAGCGAAACTTAGTGCCGCAATGCTGGCCCTCATGGCTGCTGGTGCATCAGCTCCAACATTGATGGATCAGTTCCTTGATGAGAAAGAAGGAAACAGCCTTACAGCGTATCGCGATGGCAGTCAGGGGATCTGGACAATTTGCCGCGGGGCCACGCGTATAGATGGTAACCCCGTCACTCAGGGTATGAAACTGACCAAGGCCAAATGCGATCAGGTAAACGCGATAGAGCGCGACAAAGCGCTGGCATGGGTGGAGCGGAATATCCATGTCCCTTTGACCCCGCCACAAAAAGTAGGCATTGCCTCGTTCTGTCCATACAACATTGGGCCCGGAAAATGCTTCCCGTCTACGTTCTATCAGCGGATTAACGCCGGTGATCGTAAAGGCGCATGTGAAGCGATTCGCTGGTGGATAAAAGACGGAGGGAAGGATTGCCGGGTGCGCTCCAATAACTGCTATGGGCAGGTAACACGCCGTGATCAGGAAAGTGCGCTGACTTGCTGGGGGATTGACCAGTGAGTGTAGCCTACTTAAAGCCAGCTATCGCCGTAATGATTATTGCTGGTGCCTTTATTGCTGGTTTAGCCTGGAGCGATCGGGCATGGGAAAAGCGGTGGGCAGAACGTGATAGCGACGAATCGTCCCAGGAAGTTAACGCGCAAACCGCCGCCCGGATGATTGAACAGGGGCGTCTGATCGCCCGCGATGAGGCCGTAAAAAATGCTCAAGCGCAAACAGCTGCAGCGCGTACTGCTGCCGATAATCTCTCTGATACTGTTAGCCAGCTGCGGCAGCAGGCAAAAAAACTTGCCACCCGCCTGGACGCCGCAAGCCACACCGCAAGTCTTGCCGCTACCGTCAGAAGCAAAACAACCGGCGCCACCGCCGGAGTGCTCGCCGACATGCTTGGAAACCTTGCAGAAGAAGCTCGACGGTAACGGGCAGAATCGCGGGACGGAAATTGCCTCGGTCGCCTATATGAAAATCTTGCTGGCACTGTCAGAAGGTCAAATTGCCGGTCAGTTTACCGGTCAGGATATTTGCCTCGACGGTACGCCGTTGCTCGATGCCGATGGCCATGAAAATTTTCCGGGCGTGACGTGGGAGTGGCGCAGTGGTCTGGTTGACCAGGATTACATTCAGGGTTTCCCGGCGGTCGAAAACGAAATCAGCGTCAGCACGGAAATCAAGTCTGGCACCCCGTGGGTAAAGGCGATCAACAACACGCAGCTGTCGGCTGTTCGCCTGCGTATTAAATTTCCGAACGGGGTCTACAGCCTGCGTGACAGCGGTGGCAAAGATGGTTACCGCATTGAGTTCGCTATCGATGTTTCAACAGACGGCAGCACGTATGGGGAGCACTCATGGCGAGAAGCGTTGCCCCGAGCAATCCAGCGAATGGACAACTGATCACCGGCGCACCGTTCCAGTCGATGATTCAAGGGCGTGGCGGCTTTGGCGATGCCCGTGGTGCGGTAGCAAACTATTATGTTGAGGAGTCTGTGGGTTCGGAGCACAGGGCGGTTGTCTATCTCGATGGTTATGGCCGAACTGATGCATGGATCTTCCGTGCTGGCGGCACCATTTCCACTGGCAAAGGGGACGTCCTGACCACCGGCTCAGACGTGCGGCTTAAAGAGGATTTTACGGAATCTCGGGAAGGTGCCTCCAGGCGCATTAACGCGCTGGGGGTATGCGAGTTCAACATGAAGGGTGAAACGCGCCGGAGGCGTGGATTTATCGCCCAGCAGGCTGAAAAAGCTGACGATCTGTATACTTTCCTCGGCATCGAGCAGGAGATTGATGGCGAAAAATTCAGAGTGATGAATGTGGATTACACGGCAATCATCGCCGATTTGGTGACCGTGGTACAGGATTTGCTTAGGCGAGTTGACGCCCTAGAAAGTTGAGGAGCATAAAAAATCCCCCGGAGGCACTTGCCGGGGGCAACTGAAACGACATTAATTGCTGTGTACATCACAGAATAATTTGAAGTAAACGATAAGTAAGTTCAAGTAAACTTCTACTGGTCAGATGTTGTGTTGTTTTTTAATAACCTACCAAAATTAATAATGCAATAGTGCTAAATCCTGTTGGGTTTTCATGTTTAAGGATTTAAAACTAAAGTATTACTTTCCATCAGATAGAAATCATAAAGATAGATTCAGGGTAATGGATGCTAAATATTATTATTGACACGTTTATAATTAATTGAGGTGCAATCTTGTAATTTTTACACCCATGTTATAAATTTGTAATGCAGGGCGGTTTTATCTTGTTATTTAGTGGGTTGTAGTGATATCGGTTCTTAGCGATTTTTAATAGGCTTTCTATGTTAACAAATTTCCCGGATGAAAAATACATTTCTGATAGAAATTCATCGTTTATTAAACGAGTATATTTTTTACGTCAGATAGGTGTCGTTCTTTGCTTTCTCCCTATATACTCTGTCCTCCAGGAGCAGTCACATCAAAAAATAACAATAGCCTTGTTAATTCTTAATGCACTCATCTGGCCATCGGTTGCTTATCTGGCAAGCATGATGTCGAAGGATATGCTGGGTACTGAAAAAAAGAATATGATACTTGATTCATTCTGGGCTGGTATCTGGATAGCCGTAATGCAAGTTAGTCCAATTCCATCATTATTCATAATTTCAGTTCAAATAGCTGATCGCTATGCTGCTGGTGGATGGAAAATTTTAAAACCAGCATTAACGTGTATGATGATTAGTTTCCTGACAGTTTGGTTAGCAAATGATTTCAGATATACGATTGAATTCAGTACCCGAACGGTATTGCTTTCTTTACCCTTGGCAACCTGCTATCCCATTGTATTGAGTGTAGTTTCAAGACATTTATCTATAAAGTTGAGGAAAAGAAGGGAGTTACTGGAAAAGCAGGCCCTGATGGATCCTGGTCTAGATCTTCCAAATCGCCGTTTTTTTGAGCAGAAAATGGAAAGTGCTTTTCGTGCGACGCGTAAAAAAAGAATTCATTCATATCTTATGCTCATTGATGTTGATAATTTTAAAAAAATTAATGATACCTATGGTCATGAAGTAGGCGATGCGGTGTTATCTCGTATATCAACAATATTACGAGAGTGCGCTGGTGTGAAGGACGTGCCAGCAAGGATTGGTGGCGATGAGTTGGCTATTATTGTTAACAACAGTAATAACAAGCTTGTTATAGCTATGGTTCATTTAATTCAAAAAAATATTAAAGATCTTTCATTGCCTTCCCACAAAGATATGTACTGTACTGTCAGTATCGGTATTTCTTGTGCAGAAAATAAAGAATCAATCATCGAGTGGATCAAAGAGGCTGATGAAATGCTATATGAAGTTAAACGTAACGGAAAGAATGGATATTGCATGCCAAATAATTGAAGAAGATATGATTTCTTTTCTCATGATTTTATACATATATATGTTTAAGAACGTTTATTATCCACAATTATAACAAGGATAAATCTCTTCGAAACCATAAGCGCCTTTCAACTTACATTGGACATCTGCCACCCAAGTCATTCGCGTAATGCAACTATCTGATCCAAATAGCTTTAATATTGAAATCATGTTTCTTTTTTAACCTTCCTTTTCATTTGATTTGAATAATCGATCGATACTCAAAGTATGATAGTTTTTGCCTATCATTAGATCGTTATCGATCATTTTAAACTATTTCTCTTTCATATTTAATTATGACACGATTAGGATTATTCTTAGTTCCGGTGTTTTTTTAATGATAAAGAACAGTGTGGAAATAGAATCCTGTAGATTTGTTTTAGAACCATCCTACAAAAAAGATGGTTCTGTACATTCTTGGGAAATTCTCACGAAAAATGTTAAAAAAAAGAATGCTAATGGTTATCTTGCTAATGAAAGTGCTTTTTGTTTCAGCACACTAAGTGACAAAGAAAAAATCGATTTGTTTAATAAACAGATATTGACAATTGAAGAAATTGATGCTTCTAAATTGAAGTTAAAGCCAGTTTCGTTGAATGTTGACAGTCTAATTAGCGATTATATCTTGAATGATAAATATATTAGCGATTACTTAAAAAAACAAAAAAACATTGCCTTTGAGATTAACGAAGAGTTTCATGAATTTAATACTAAATGCTGTATGATTGACTTAAAGTGTCTTTCGAAATTGTGTCCAGTATGGCTGGATGATTTTGGGAGGGGTTTAACAAGTATTACAATTATTCAGATGTTTAATTTTGAATGTATAAAAATCGATAAAGATTATTTCTGGGAAATACAGTATGAGAGTAAATTATTTAAGATATTAAATGAAGTAAAATCATACTGCAATTTCGTAATTGTTGAGGGAGTTGAGACAATAGAACAAAAAAATAAAGTACATTCTGTTGTTGATTGCGCTTGCCAGGGAAGGTTGTGGATGAGCGATTACTATTATGTCGAGATTTAAAATAAATGATAACAAAAGATAAAAAATGTCCATTTTGTGGTGCATATTTAATTGCTGAGGACCACTGCCAAAGTTGCCATGCATTTCAGATTAAAGGATATGTATCAAGAGACGCTCGCACAAGAATTAATTTGGTATCTATCGGCACGTCTTTACTGGTTGCGCTCTTTGGAATCTTAGTTGTGTTTCTGGTATCTTTCGGTATCGGTGCATATATTGCTATAATTGCGTTTTCTCTTGTTTTTTATTTTATTATGAAAAAGATTCTGTATTTAAAAGAAGAGAAAAAAGGGAAGATGGTTTGGAAAAGAGCAATAATCACATGGTAGATAATTATTAAAATAATATTATAGTGATGGTGCTTTCAATGAAAGCCTCGAATTTCGAGGCTTTTTTATAGTATTTTTATAATGCTTTCAAAGCATGAATTAGAACATCCGAAATATTTAACCCGACTCACAGGGAGTGAGTATTATTGGCTAATAATTCACCCTCCAGATGAGCTGAAAAACTCAAAGCCAGTTATCAAAACTGAAAATATACTAATGAATTTCAATAGGTTAGGGCTTAGGCTAAAAACAGTAACCACATATCAAAAACACCTATTTTTCTTTTTAAATCAATAAGTAATGATGTTGTTAGTTAACTACTGCTGCGCCATATGCAGTGGTTCGAAGCCGCAGACCTGATCGTCAAAGGCATGGAAGGCGCTATCGCCGCCAAGACCGTGACCTATGACTTCGAACGTCTGATGGAAGGCGCTAAACTGCTGAAATGTAGCGAGTTTGGCGACGCGATTATCGCGAACATGTAA